GATCAAGCGACCGCAGTAATCAACTCGGTCTTTTCGTTACATGCGTTCTGGCCGCCGCCGGAGCACGTTGGCAGGCTAAATACATACAGAGTGAATCAGCTTCTTTATGATGGCAAGCACCGGCAGGTATTCACTAAGCTGAACAAGATCTTCCATGACTACGAAGCCGAGCACCAAAAGCTAGTCCTGGTATTCAACTTTCATCAGAGGCTATCAACGCTCTGGGCGGATCTGACCTTTGGCGAGCATCCCATTGTCAAGATCGACGACAAAGCCAAAAGCGATGCATTCCACCGGCTTTCGACTGCATCTAATGATCTCTGGCAGGTCTGCTATCAGATTGTGATAGATCTATCCAGGTTCGGGGATGCCGTTTTTAGGATCTGGTATGACGAGATCAAAGGTGCCCGAATCGAGGCTATCAGCCCGCAGAAATGGTTTGAGATCAAGAACCCGTTTACCGAGGAAGTGCTGGCTCAGGTCATCGCATACGAGATTGATCAGTTTGTCGATCATATCAAGATAACTTATGTTAAGGTCGAAATCCATACTCCCGGCCAGATCGAGAACCGGATGTATGCCACCAAAGAGGGCAAACTTGCGTTAGAGCTGGACCCCGCCGATTTTGGCATAGAACCGATTGTCAAAACCGACGTAGACTTTATGCTAGTGTTTCCCATCTCGAAGGAAACCACTACCACCGACGAGCAATCCCAGGATGATTATCGGACAATCGATTCGTTGATAGAAGCTATCGAGATGCGATATACCCGGATGGGCCGTATCCTAGATTACCACAGCGAGCCAGATAAGGGAGTTCCTGAGACGGCATTCGAGCTGGACGACAATGGCCGGGCTGTTGTAGACGGCCAAAAGAAGACCTGGCCTATCCGGGAAGGCGAGCCTCTGCCGCAGTATATCACCTGGTCGGATGGCGGTAGTATGCAGGCTGGGTTTACTCATATTGATAAACTCATGGAAAGACTTTACGAGGTATCCGAAACCTGTAAGGCGGCCTTCGATGCCAGCCAGTCGGCTAGGGGGTTGTCGGGCACGGCGATCAGGCTTATGCTGTCCATCCCACTGAAGAAATCCAAGCGGGTCGGATCGATAATCTACCCGGTCGTGCCGCAAATCATCAAGGCTGCAACCGGCTTGGAAGTTGCCCGAGGGTTCAAGGACGCCGTCGAAATCGACGATTTCACGTTCACTCCTCAGGATGGCCTGCCGAAAGACCAGACCGAGACGATCAATAACATGGTCGCCTTGAAACATTGTGGCGGTGTAACAGACGAACGGATGCAGCATGAGATATTCGGCCTGGCTGGGGAAGAACTGCAAGCAGAGATAACCAAACTTAAGGCAGAACGCCAGGCAAACGCGGCTAACACGAACCCGACGCCGCCTAAGATCAGCCCGGAGCAGACCCCGGCGAACATCAGCGCGCAACTGGCAGGAGGTAAACCAGGTGTCGGACAGTGACCGGAACGACGGGAGCGAAGGAGAGGGATTTGAAATATTGGGTGTCCAGCCTTCCCGAGATCGTAAGGGTGATGGTATTAACGAGCTGCAAGCCAGGATACTGATTTGGAGGGCGAGCATGACTCCGCCCACTGACGGCGATAATATCATCAGGAACCCTAATCACACATCAGCGAATTACGATCCTTGCTGGAACAAATAGTTTAGGAGGTTGCAAAATGGCAAATAAGACTACATGCAAAAGCGGCTCGGGGAACAAGACCTTCAAGAGCCAGGCCGCGAGCAAGCGAGCGAACCACGACGGTAAGGTGGTTCGGGTACAGAAAAAGTGAATTATAATACTATTCGCATGAATAGTATTAAATAGTTTGTGAGTATATGTATTTAGCGTGAGCTAATAACATATAGCTTTTCTATTTAACACGTTCCAGGACGTTTACATTCCTGAGAAAATGGCCCCGGATGCCTAAATTCCGTGTGATTTCATGCCAGAAGATGACTTATCCAAGGGAGCCGCAGGCAGCGGCGAAGGTAACGACAACGACGGGCAGCAAAAGGACGGAAACGGTGAGCCGGTAATCTTCACCGATGAGCAAAAGAAGCATGTCCAGACGTTGATTCAGACCAGACTCAAAGGCGCAAACAAGAAGATCGTTGACCTAGAGGCCCGGCTGGGTGCAATGGAAGGCGCTATGACCGCGCCCAAGACAAAAGACGCCCCGGCTGCTAAGAAGGGTGGCGAAGGCAACGAAGCCCTGACGAGCTTGCAAAATGAGATTGCAAATCTGAAGGCTGAGAGTGCTGCCGCAAAAGCCGAAGCCGAGAACGCGAAAATCAATTCTCTGAAGCTCAAGATGGCTAAAGGGAAATTCCCGGCATGGTTTGATCCGACCTGGCTCCCTGGTAAGACTGAAGAAGAGATTCAAGCCTCCATTGACGATAAGCTTGAAGAAATGAAGGCAGAAGCCGAGGGCGAGACGGTCCAACGCAAGAAACGGGGATTCGGTGGGCCTGTTCCCAAAGGAAAGGGAGTAACACAGACCCCAAACGAATACATGAACAACCTGTTTTTGTCTAAGATCGGTCGCGGCCCGGCTCGGTAACAGTCGATTCGCCACCGACTAAAATTTACAGTGAGGTAACGATATGGTAGGATTTACTGCCGATTATGGTGTAACAACTGATCGCGCCGACGCAAGCGATCTAATACCGCCCGAGATCACTAAAGAGATCTTCAAGACGGCTGTGGAGGGCTCCCAAGTCCTCCCGAAGATGAGACAGTTAGCGAACATGCCAACCAAAGTCAGGACCATGCCGGTCTTGAACTCTCTGCCAACGGCTTACTTCATAAACAGTGAGCCAGACGACACCGACCCGCAGGCTTACAAAGGCATTGCCAAGGCTACTAAGATGGCCTGGACCAACGTAAGCATCACCGCCGAAGGCCTGAGTGTCATTGTGCCCATCCCCAATGCCGTCATAGACGACGCCGCCGGGTTTGGTTACGATCTATTCGGTGAGATCAAGCCCGAGATCGCGGCTGCGCTCGCTATCGCAATTGATCAAGCTATCCTGTTCGGCACAAACAAGCCGACAAGCTGGCCCGCTGGCATCCTGGTTGATGCTACTGCCAAAGGCAAGACAATCGTGGCTGGAACTGGCATCGATCTGTTCGAGGACATCCTGGGTGAGAACGGCGTATTCGATCTGGTCAACCAGAGCGGTTACGGCGTAAGCTCCTGCCTCGGTGCTCTGACAATGATGGGAAAACTCCGGTCTACCAGAACTGCTATGGGTCTGCCGATATTCAACGATAACCCATCTCAGCCAGGTACTTACAATCTCTGGGGCATCCCCACAAACTTCCCGACAACTGGCATCATAGATCCAGCCGTGGCTCTCCTGATAGCCGGTGCATGGGACCAGATGGTCTTTGCCTTCAGGAAGGATTTGACGTGGAGCATCGCAACCGAAGGCGTCATTCAGGACACTAGCGGCGCTATCCAGTACAATCTCTTCCAGCAAGACATGATCGCCATGAAGGTAACATGCCGCCTTGGCTGGCAGAGGCCGAACCCAATCAACAGAGTACAGCCGACCGCAGGTTCCAGATACCCCTTCGCCGTTTTGACGCCTTGAAGCGTCAAAATAATTTTAGGAGAGTGAAAAAATGTTATTCCCATTAAGATCCGGGGGCACATCTCGATTACAGACTGATGCCAGAGGCGAAATCAATGTTCAGAGGGACGTTACCGAACAGGTATGGGCGGCACCCATCGCAACACTGGCTAACCGCGTGATGACCGTTAAAACCGTTTCCATACTCGGCGCGGTCTACCGTAACAGTGACGGCCTGGGTGGAGTTGCACAAGCCCTGAAGATCACCATCGGCGGCGTTGACGCTGATGTAAAAGCCGTGAACATCTTGGTCACAGGAACGGATTCTCTTGATCAGGTATTGACTGAAAATTTCCTTTGCACCGTCAACACGACCGGCATAATACAGGGCGCGTCTCTGTTCAAGACCGTTAACACCATCACATCCCCGGCGCAGGATGGCGCGGGCGTGACCATGAAAGTCGGCACAGCCTTGAATGACGCTATCGTTCTGCCAGTTGAGACAATCCCGGCGGCTGGCAAGTCCTATTACCTGGGCTCTACTCTGGGTATCACTTTGCAGCCCGACGTTGCGAGGGCGCTGACCATCACCCTGGGCGGCGTTGCCGGAGATATCAATGGTGGGACAACCCCCATAGTAATCAGTGGAACCGATCTGAACGGCGATGCTCTGACCCAGAACTTCACCGTTACCGAGGATACCGCCGAGACGGTCCAGGGCACGAAGGCATTCAAGACAGTGACCAGAGTTGCCGTAGGCGCTCAGGATGGCGCTGGCGTAACCCTGACCGTGGGCGTGAACGACCTGCTAGGGCTGAACAACAAACTGGCTATCGATACCGTGCTGTATGCAAGTATCGGCGGTGTGAAGGAAGCCGTAGGTCCGACTGTGACAACCAGTTCGACCGTCCTGGCTGACAACACCGCACATCTGACCAGTGCTCTTAACGCAACCGCAGTCAAAATCGCGTACATTAACTGAGGGAGAAAATGACAGAAGTTAGAATAGTAAAACAAACCAATTGGGGGGATGTTAAAAATCCCCGCAAACTTTATCAGGTCGATGAAGTTTACGAAGTGCCCAACGAAGTAGCCGAGCGATGGATAGCCAGGCGAATTGCCGAGCCATTCGAGGCTACCAAAGAAATCGAGCCCCAGGTTGAAACCACATCGTCCAAAGTTCCCGGTTTGGACAGCTTAGTTAGACGCAGGTGATGATTATGACACGCGCTGCTGCTTATGCAACTTATACCGAGGCTGATGCCTATTTCGCAGGCGATCCCGACGCAGCGGAATGGCTGGCCCTGGCGGTTACTGCCACCAAAACGGCTCTGTTGCTGAAAGCGTCGGGTGCAATTGATAGGCAGCTCTTGAAAGGGGCCAAAGCTGATGCCGTTCAAGGCAGAGCTTTTCCCCGGACGATGGACCGCACCACCCAAGTCGGAGTACCCCAGGCGGTGATTGATGCCTGTTGCGAAGAGGCTAACGAAATGCTCAAGCAGCTAGGATCTCCGAGGCTGAACCTTCAGCGTTCGGGAGTCTCTTCGGTGGGCTACTCTGGTTCATCTGAGTCTTATCGGGTGGGGTCGGGCAAAGGCCTGATCTCCCGGGCCGCGAAAGAGCTAATGAAATTCTATTTACTTGGGGCGGTATGAAGCCCTTTACATTCATGCCTCACCTATGCACCTGGAACGAAGCAACAGGCTCCGGGTCGTGGGGTGTGACATATACGGCGCATACGCTTGTACCATGCCGATTTTCTCAGGCAACCAGCGTCGTGAAGAAGCCTAATAATGTCGAAGTTATCAGCAATGCCGTTCTCCGGTGCGCCTCTGCCATAAAAAGCATTGACCAGATTGTTTACGGATCTGTCACCTATCAGGTTCTTTCGGCGCGAACTATAACAGACATAAACGGTGACACCGTGGAATACGAGTGCAGGCTATAATGGATTTTAAATGGGACCATTCCGCGTTTGTCAAAGAAACCGAGAATAAAGCCCTGGATGCTGAAGAAGAGTTTGCCAAAACCGTCATCCTGCCACAATGCCAAGAAGAGTGCCCGGTGGATAAAGGGGTAATGCGGGACTCGCTTGGAGTTGAACGGGTGGGCGATGAAATTCACATCGGCGGCGGTGGTGCGGCTTCTGCTTACATTCTCAGGCAGCACCAGGATATGAGTTGTAATCATGGAGTGGGAAAAGCCAAGTTCATTCAAGATCCTGTAGAGCAACATGCCAAAGAGATGGCCGAGTTTATCGAAAAGCGCATCAAATCATAAAATTTCTTATTATAGGTGAGGTGACAGAGAATGATTGACTACGAGTTACTGTTTAGTATCTTCATAACGGCGGTTGCTGTTATCCGAGAAGCCCAGAGAAGGCAGATGGACGCCCAGCTTAATGCAGTGGTGAAGGCATCCGGTGATGAGCTTGCCTACATCTATGATCGCGCGATGAACGGGGAACTCTGCACCCAGGCTACCGCTGCCGGAATAGCGACCAAAACCGGAAACGTGTGGACCCTCTTGGCAAGTTTGAGCAAGACGGCGGCTGATATCCTGGACCAGAAAACGGCCTTGGCGACGACCCTCCGGCCACCGGTCCCAGTCATGCCGCCAGTATCGACACTCGTCCAGCCAAACCAGGCGGTATAGGAGGTAAAGGCATGATCTCGGATCAAGATGTGATCGTTCTTACATGTGTTGTCGCCCTATGCACTCTGATAGCGTCAATCGCATATATCTTTCTTATCAGCAAGTTCAAGCAATCCATTTCTTCCAACGATGGTCTAAAATCGGAGATCGTTCAGCTTCGGGCGGATCTCGCACAATCCAGACAAGATAACGCTGTACTGAAAACGACTTTGGATAATTGCCTGGGCAAACATTTTGGAGGCTAGATGGATATCATTCTCGCGTTGCTGATAGGTTGCCTGGTTCTACTGACGCCTGCTATCGGCCTCGGGATTTACCAATTCACTGAGCTGAGGCACATCAAGGGAGTAACCTATGTCTCTATCGGCAGTTGGGGCGAAGTGCTGATCCTTCTCTCGAAGTATAGCACCCTAGAAAGCCCGGAGCAATATCTAGCCAAAATCGCCAAGCTTACGCCAGAGGAAACCTGCCGTATCATGGAAAAGAACGGTATCATAGGGCTCCTGGAAGGCATTGCAAAGACGAACCTGGAAATGCTGAAAACTAATGTTCCTGATGCCAGAAAGATCTTGGAGCCCATCGAGGCAAAATATCCCGAAATGACGAGCATGTTCCCGACAGGCACGAAAGATGTAGTTCCGCCAGAAACAACGTGAGGTTTTATGATTGATGCAAATACTATAAGTTTTAGGAAATATTTTTATATTGCTATCATCATATCCGGCCTTCTCATCGCATCTTTCATTTGCCTTGTCGGGGCTATCCTCATGATGGGCGGATACGTAGATGCCAATGTCGTCGAACAGTCGATCATGGGCACTGGTGATCTCTATACCAGTCACGACACCGCCCATGCTTCCGATCTTGCTTCAGCCGTCAATTCAACTGTTGTCTACCAGGCTAAACACGAATGGGATGTACCGGGCACCCCGGAAACTTTCACCAGCAGTTACATAGTATCTGGCGCTCAGGCAAACGGAGGATTCCGGAACCAGTACGTTGTCAAGTCATCCGGGGCAGGCTACAAGCACGTTTACCGGGCTACTGCGATATCGGGGGATTTCGCTGGGTCAGGTGACGTATCGTTAACAACTGGCGGGGATGGCGCCGAAAGCCTGGACAGCCTTATCCTAATGGATTCCAGGTCAGGAAACGCGACCTTCCAGGGCAGGATCTACAATAGCCAGAGTGGCCGGCCAGTGACCGCCGAAGAGATGGATGCGGTGGGGAAGTTCGTGATCCGGTCTTACCTGAACGTCTCACAGCCGATCATAGGACCGGACAACTGGCTGGGTTTTTGCCAAAGTCTTGACCGAGATAACATACTGGCCCAGGAAGGCGGGTTCTACGTCGTCCCTGCGGGCTACAAGCTGGATGACAGAAAGAAACTTGTGAGGCTTAATGTCTCTGGTTGAGGAAGATGTCGGGGATGCTCTGGTGGCTGGTGGATACACGAACATTCGCTACTATCGATTCGATTCCCTGACCCTCGATCAAATCGTTATCATCCCCGGTTCTGGGACAAATGAGATCGTCTCAGGCGGGGATGTCGAGCACCCCAATGTCCAGGTCCAGGTCCGGGGGCCGAGCATGGCTGACTTGAAGGCCACGGTAACAAAAGCCCTGGCAATCAAGACCCTGCTCCACAAGAAGGATAATCTCGCCAATAGTGTCACCTGCATTTGGAACGGTCGATATCCTGACTTTTGGACCGATGAGAACGATCTTCCGATCTTCTCATTGGACTTCAAAGTAATTCGAGCAGTTTAACGATCATGGGCCGGAATGCCCTGATAGATCTATCAAAAGCAAACCGAATAGGAGTTGGTTAATATTCCATTAGCACCACAACGCGCTAGTCTAGGCCTGACCGTAACCGGCCAGGTTATTCTCGGTGTTCAATCAATTTCCGTCACCGACAAGATAACAGGAAAAGAAATTACATGCGATGCCGATACATCGGTGCGCAGGTTCCCGACAATCAAGGATGCCGATCTCTCGGCCAAGATCATCGATGACCCGGCTGACGCGGGTATGATCCTGCTCCGGGCCAGCAAAGCCGCCAATCCTCAAACCCTGCTGACCTACGTTGCCACCAAGGGCACCAAGACGTACACTTGCACGGCTTATGTAGAGTCCATCACAGACGCAGGCGGCCCCGCCGATGAGAGATCCGTGGATGTAAAGTTCATGGTCAGCGGAGGGGTTACAGTGGGATAGGTCCACCGGTCACACATACATTTTTATATCATGGCGTTGTATGTGTAACACATGGTAGAACATTGTAAATGTGTGCGGTGCGGGCATGAGTGGACGCGCAAGGGATATGTCACGCCCGACAATGATCGATGTCCCAATCACAGTTGCAGAACGCCTAATTGGAGGACAGGTGTCAATAAGCCCAAGAATGGGGGGATTGGCCCAGCCTTAATCATAGATGGTCGCAAGCGATGTTCTTGCAAGGACCACGCCGGGGAACGGATGGTTCCCATAGGCAATTTCACCAAAAACAAATGCAATCGGAGTGGGTATAACGCACAATGCAACGTTTGTGCTACCAGACGACGACACGCGCGTCAGGATAAGCACCCAAGGCGGCTATGGGCGGTAAATACGCTCAACTGTCATAGATTCCGGGGGTGTTCGGTCACTCTGCCGTTTGACATTCTAGAAACATTGGCAAATGAACAGGATGTGTGTGGTCTATGCGGAATTAAATTGAATTGGACGCATAAACAACGGGTATTCTCAGACAGTCCGACATTAGATCGAGTTGATAACACAAATGAAATCGAAAAAGACAACATAATGATCATTTGCCATAAATGCAATCGAACGAAAGGAGATAGGACAATGAACGATTTTGTCGAATACTGTTCAATGATAGCAAAAAAATTTGGTGATGTCAAATGAGCTTGTCTCCATTAAACGGAAGTTACGTTGACGTTTTCTATGGCGCTGGCGCTGCCTCAGACTATTCCAGCGAGGCTATGGAAGCCGTCACTCAGGTAGGCTATGCAGCCCGCCAGGTCTTCAGGATCGCCGACGCCACCAAGCGAATCATGCACGATAGCGCGGTTCCGACGTTCACCCTGGCTGGTTCTCCCGTTACCCCGGATGCCATTTGGTATGGTGCTGGTTACATCGTCTTCAATGCCGCCCAGGGCGCCGGATCAATGGTCTGTGTCACTGGAAAGTATCTGCCTCCTCTGAGGCTCTTTGGATGTGTCGCCAGATCCGTAGAAGACAAATCCGCCAAGGTGGATATCACCTGCTATGGCGATACTGCCATACAATGCCGCCCGGGCCTCAAAGATTGGTCCGGGAAGTTGGACGCCTTTGTAGCCAAGCTCTGCGCCGAGTTGCAGACCATCGGAGGCAATGCCAACAGTCATTTCATCCTCCGGGACGTGGCGGGAGGAGTGGCCGGGAATGCCAAGAGCATCACCATCACCCAGAGCACGACTCTAACCGTGACCCTGAACACTCACGATGTAGCTGTGACACTGGCAACAGGCGGTAACACGGCCAATGAGGTAATCAACGCCATCAACGCCACAGCAACCGTCATCGCAGATGGACTTATGGCATATCCAGTGCCCGGCGAATCGGGTACAGGGCTTATCGCTCTCCTGGCTCATCAGCACCTCAATGAGACGACCGCAGGAGCCACTGGAACGGCTGGCAGAGATCCGATAGATTTCACCACGCTAAAAGGCACTCGGCTTGTCATGCGATGGTACAGGAAGTTCTCAGACGGCATCATGCAGGTAGGATACGGCATCTTCGAGAGCTTGGATTGGGCAGGTGGCCCGGCGGATATGCTGAAATGCGGCATAACGGTGAGCGGTACTCAGTACCAATTGCGGGAAGTGTCAAACGCATGACGAGAATTTGCACAGAGTGCGGGGAAGAGCACAAGACCCAGGAAGAGATTGAGGAAGAGGCCCGGCTTCTCCTCGATCCTCCCAAGGCCAGGAAAACCGCGAAACCGAACGCATACCAAGATCCAGAATAGCCAGAGAGTGCCAATGACAATCCGGCAAACCTACCAAGGATTGCTTTGGGGATTCGAGGCTCTTTCTCCCTGTCTACATTTTTGCACGGATGATTAGAAGCATGGAAAAAATCAGCGACCAGATAATTACCATCAATCGGGAAGAACTTGAACGGATAATCAATGATTTGATCGAGAAGAAGTTCAAGTCAATGATCAATCAAATGCGACTTGCGGGGAGAAATTGATGATACGACTTGATGTACGGCAGGGAAAAGTTTTCGTCGATGCTGTCGAGATGACCGGAATAAGCTACACCGAATTATCATTCGACCCAACAGGAAGAAGACTTAGGATCGACAGATTCCTAGTCGATGGTCCAGAGCACATAAAAAGTGATTTTGGTGCTCCGTGGGAACAGCACATAGTTCTCATTGATGATGAATTTGAAATAACTTAAATTTGACATAGGGAGAAATGAGAAATATGCAAACATCTACATTAATTTTGGTAGGAGAAAAGGAACTCCGGCTTCGTTACGAGAACAAGCAGCAACAGGATATCAAGCACAACGCTCCGAAGAAGTTCATGCCCGAGGTTAAGGGACTTCGCTTCAGTTCCCCGACTGACATCCTCAACTACATCGGTGATGTCGATGTCCAGATATACCTTCTGAAGAAGGGGCTGGAATGGTCAGAATCCGGCATCGAAAAGATCACCGATGACATAGCCGCCGATCTGCGCCAGGAGCATCTTGAGATGGGCGAACCCGACTCTGGCGAGAAGATCGAGGCATTCATGGCTATCCTGACGGACGCTCTTTGCTTGAACGTCCTGGGGGCTTCAGGAAAAAAGCTCAATGCGAAGGGGAAAGAGGAGATGGCGAAGGTGAAGAGTGCCCGGATCGAGGAATGGGCCGATGTGAACGAAGCCCGGATTCTGGCGAAGGTCCGGGCGAAGCAGAAGCTCATAGCGGAAAGAAAGTCTCGTTTGATGAGTGGTACGACACCAACGAGCAATTCTGCATAGGCTCCCTCGGAATGGATCTGGGGGCTTTCCTCCGATCCACCCCACCAGAAATAAACTGGAAGATAGAAGCCTGGAATGATGCCAGAACCACAAAAGCCGCCGACGATTATGCTTCTGTCTCGCTGCTTCGCACTGCGGTTGCCTCTCTTTTTGACAAAGACACCAAATTCCCAGGTCTGAAAGAGTTTTGCCCGGAAGCCGCAAAGAAACTTGAAGCACAATCGGCCCCGAAGGTAGACGACCAGCTAGAAAATGCTATGAAGATAGCCCGAGAATTGGGGGTTATCTAGCACTTTCTTTATTTTTGAATAATGAACTTTGAATACTCTGTAATATTTATTATGAGGTTCTACTAAATGCAAGGTTCAGAGGTAGGTTCGGCTTTTGCAAAGCTAGGTCTGGACGACAAAGAGCTAGATTCCGGGATGAACTCGGCGAAGGGCAAGTTCGGTGGGTTCTGTGGCGACCTGGAAGGCAAGGCCAAAAGCAGTGGTGCAGCCATTGGTAAAGCTCTGGCTGCCGGAGCAGTTGCCGCTACCGTCGCCCTGGCTGGCGTGGCTACTGTGGGCGTCAAGACCTACATGGACGTAGAAAGCGCCGCCGCTGATGCAGCCTCAAAGATGGATTTAGGGCCAATGGCCCAGAAGTCCGGCATCACCATCGAAAAGGCATTTGACAACGTAAAACAGCATGTGATGAGCCTGTCCGATGAATTGGGACAGCTCAATACAAATGCATTTGACCCCACAACCATCGCCCAGGCCTGCGCCGATCTCGCGTCGGGTGGCTTCGATGTAGCCACTGCCAGCGCCAAAGATCTCTCGCCCATGCTTGCCCTGGCTACCGCCACAAATTATGATCTGGGCTCATCATGTTCAATGGTCACAGATGCCATGAGCATGTACGGGAAGGGCGTCAAAGATATCGGCAATATATCAGACGTTTACGCTCGCGCCTGCGCCGACTCAAAGTTGGGCATGGAAGAGCTTAACTATTCCATGAAGCTGGCCGGTCCTGCTGCGGCTGGCTATGGCGTGTCCCTTGAGACGACCACCGCGCTGCTTGAGAACTTCGCCGAGGTCGGTATCAAAGGCGAGATGGCTGGCGCATCTGTCCGAGATGTCATCAACTCTCTCGGCGCGCCAACCGACAAGGTGGCAAAGGGACTGGCTGCGATGGGATTATCGGCCAAAGACGTTGATCCCCGATTCCACGATGTGAACGAATCTCTCAAGAAAATGTATGATGCGTCCGTGAAATCTGGCGCGGGCGCGCAGGCATTTAGTGACGTTTTTGGCATCAACGGCGCGCTGATATTTGGCCTGGCGAAATCCAGCGCCAAGACCGACGAGTTCAGGAACAAACTGCTTGATTGCAACGGAGCAGCCGAGTCGATGGCTAAGATGATGCTCGATAACCTAAAGGGCTCCTTAGATGCTGCGATGGGTGCCGCGTCCAGCCTGGCTTACATGATTGGCGGCTATCTGGCACCCTCCTTAAAAGCCTGTCTAGACTGGTTCTCTGCAACAGGAGCCCCGGCTATCCGGGCCTTTATAGACGCCATCGCAAACGGGAAATGGGGCGATGTCGGGCAGATGATCTCCAACGGCCTCAAATCCGGCTGGGATGTCGCTATAGGCTTTGGAAAACAGATCTATGACAAGCTCCGGGGTCTGCCGTGGGGTGGCCTGTGGACCTACATAGTAGGCGGCATAAAGACGGCCTGGGGAGGGCTATCTAACCTCGGATCTCAGCTTCTTGGATATGTCAAGAATGTCAATTGGGCCGAGATCGGCACCAATCTAGCGAATGCTGTTTCTGGCGCAGTCGTGAATATCGGAACCACGATCTACAACGGATTCAAGAACGTCGATTGGTCTGGCATCGTATCTCTGATCATAGGCTACTTTTCCGGGATGGTGGCGTTCTATTCCACACTTGGAAAGAATCTTTACGATGCTATTATAAAGGTTGACTGGAAAGGCATCGGGCAGACAATCTTAACCAGTCTCGAAAATATTCCCACTCAGATTCAGACGCTTTTCTCGAAGATCGATTTCGGGAAGATGTGGGACACCCTGACAACTTCGGTTAGCGGAGCGGCTACTTCGATATACAATACCCTGAATAATATCCAATGGGGCGATCTTGGATACAAGGGCGGCAAGATGCTGGCCGATGCTGTCGGCAATGCGATATCGACACTTTCCAATATCGGAACCAAGATCACCGACTACCTGAAAACTGCCTCCGCGAGTGCTTCGTCGATAGGCTCCGACATTGGCACAAAAATCAAGGCCGGACTCGCTACAGTCCAAGGCTGGATGGATCAGGCAAAGACGGGGTTCCTGATTGGATGGGAAGATACGGGTAAGAAGATCGGCGAGTTCATCAAAACGGCGATAGCATCAATCACAGATTATGGCACGGCCATTGCAAATACCATCTACACAAACCTGAAAACGTGGGTCGATAACAATCTCGGGAACCTGTCTCAGATAGGCAAAGACATTGGCGCGGATTTCGTAAAGGGCATCGTGGCATGGATTATGGCCGATGCCAAAATATGGGCCTCTCTCTGGAATCTTCTCACAAATGCTCCTAAGTGGTTGGCAATAGGAGTTGAAGCTATCGGAACGCTTATTCAGGGAATGGTGCAAGGCGGATTGGATACATTAGCAGACCTTTTCTCCGTAGCTATATTAACTGGCGCGAAAGCGGCAGTCGATTTAATCAATCCGGTACTAGCCAAAATCGGTCAGCATATAGACACCACCGAGATTGATACTAAACTGGCCTCGCTAAAAACTGCATTAACGTCTCTGGGCGACACGCATGTGGACGCCAAGGTAGGAGTAGCCACCACGTACACCGGTGGAAGCGACCCCTCAACGTTGGAAGGGAAAAACTACGACGCGACACTAACCGTAAAAACTTATCTCAACCCCGCGGGAGAGAATATCCAGGCTCCTGTCATAAGTCAAGCAGGGACGCGAGTTGGATTTGTGCCGAACTCAAGCAACATGGAAATTGGCACGAAATCGTTTTCAGATGTCGCCAAAGGAATGGCCGGTCAAGGCGCTGATGCGAACCAGATCCGAGACGCGCTTATCAATGCAATCAAAGAAGAAAATGATATACGCAAGGATCAAAACCTAACCACGATAGACCTGACCAACGGGGTCGTCACTAAAGCGATTTCCGATGCGATAGGAGCAGCACAACCTCAGATAGAAGCGTACGCTTTCACGCACAAAACGGTGGACGAAGCCAGCACACAAGCGACAAAAGAAAACATTGCGCTAGAGAAAGAAGCGATCAACGATATCACTCTCAAATTCAAAGAGGGTGTTGGAGGCGCGGCAACCGGATTCTTTGACACCGTGGTTGCGGGAGCGAAAGCGGCCTCTGCTCCAATTGTGGACGCAGGACTCACGTTCCGGCAACAAATCTGGAAGGCCGTCTCGGACACGGATCAGACATGGCGATCAACTAATCAGGCCGTTTGTATCGGGCTAGACTCGCAAGGGCGAAAAGTTGCCGTCATAGGTCAGGTAGCTCAGGCACAATTCCAAGCCGCCGGCGGCAAATGGGTGTCAGATTCATCATACGCAGGCGTTACCTTCGGTGCCAAAATCGGATCTGTCGGAGATTCGTTGGTATCCAAAGTGGGCGCGGCTGGAAGCCAACTTTCGACTACAATATCTCTGATAGGAAACACTTTCGCGACCGCGGTGGCGAATGCGGCTGCCTCGATGAACAATGCCGCATCTAATATTACAAATGTTGTGCTGAATTTCAAGACCGGAACAAGCAACGCGGCAAATACCGGATTCTTCAATTCGAGCACTTCAACGGCATCTAGTAATTCAGCAACTTCTTCCGGCGTCTCGCACAGCCCCACCAGCGCAACGTCTGGAAAATCATCTGTGGCAAAGCCCACGTTTCCGCCCGAGTCTGGTCTATCTGGCTGGGCGGAAGGCACCAAGACAACCGGCCCACAGTTCGCCATGATCGGCGAAGATGGCCCGGCCCATCCCGAGTATGTCATTCCCACCAAAACTAAGCGATGGGATCTACTCTATGCGGCCATGCGCGCCTATGGGATTCCAGGATACGCGGAAGGCACGGCAACAGGAACGGCAGGAGCCGCCGAGGGCGACGCGCCTCCACTGAGCGCCACCTTCGGGATATCCGGCCTGGCGTCCATGAGCAAGGGAGTCCAGAAGATCATAAACGACCTGAAGGACTTCTTCAGAATTTCGTGGGGGATAATCAAGTCCGAGGCATCGACTTACTGGAAGTCTATCGAGAAGGTCATCACCGATGAGGTAACAATCGTCCGGGATGCTGCCTGGCAGGGTGCTCTTGACATCAGGAATACATGGATCTCCTCAGATGCGGCTATTCTGGCCGATGCAACGGCCTCTTATGCTGCTTTGTGGCCTGCCATATCTCCCTCCATAGCCTCGGTCCACGACGGCATCATAAGCAGCTTTACCGACTCCGAGAGCCAGGTCAAGAGCATTATGGATCAGATGGCCTCGGATGCTATGACAAGCCTGTCCAGCTTTCAAGTGTCCTGGACTACGGTCTGGCAGCAACTCCTAGCCGACCTATCGAGCACATCCAGCCAGATCAGTTCGATGCTTTCGCAGATAGCCGCCGAGGTTGGCGCGATATCTGTGAATGTAAATGTTGGCGGCTCTGGTGGGTATTCTAACGGAGGATCTGGTAGCGGCGGCGGAAGTTCCCCGGACGAAGGGGACATGGGTAGTGGAAGTACCGGCAACGGGGGCCTGATAATGAACCCAGATGGATCTGCCAATTACATCACAAAGGATTGTTTTGGCCGGGATGTTCTGGTCAATGCCCTGAAATACACCGCACCGGACGGGAAAGTCTCTTATTTCAATCCCATGAATGGCGGATTTGGAGCAGGTCAAAACGGGGCATCTGCTCCAAGCTCATCTGGTGGCTCTGGCGGATCTTATGGGGGGTTCACTCCAACTACTGGAAGCAACCCCTGGGCAGGAAGCAGTGCACCGGTTTACGGCAACTCCGGGGTTTCTGTGCCAGGTGGCAGCATAAGCAGCTTCTTTTCCGCAGATGGCGGCGTGTTCGATAAACCAGCCGTGACGCATGTTGCGGAGAAGGGTATCGAAATGGTATTGCCAACCAAGTTGACCCGGATGTTCATGGCTCTGGCTGACTCCGGGGTAGGGAACGGTCCAGCCTCCAAGATTGTGATCGAGGATCATACCGTGAATGAACATTATTGGGATGGCCGAAAAGTGGCTGATTTGGTGATGACCACCAGCAAGAAGAAGATTCAGCTTCGTGGCGGCGTGCCGCATGTTTGAGGTTCCATGACAACACATACAACTCTATTGAATTTGGCTAAATCGGAGGCAGCCGACCTCTACAATACCACCAGGACCGACAACAATAGCAACGCCGATATCCTGGAAGCGCAAGTCAAAAAATGCTATGTGGGCACCCTTGCGCCGACATCCGGGGATGACTCTGGAGATGGCTATTCGATAGGCTCCAAATGGGTCCAAACGGTCGGGCCGGTTGTCTATGTCTGCACGGATGCCTCTGTAGGCGCGGCAGTCTGGCGGCAGGTCTGGCCCACTCTTGCGGCTTACGTCAGCACGCTCGCGCCGACTAGCGCAAACGATTCGAGCGAAGGCTATTCGATAGGCTCCATAGGAGTCAAAACCGTTGGCCCGATTGGTTATGTCTGCACGGATGCCTCTGTAGGCGCGGCAGTCTGGCGGCAGGTCTGGCCCGTTCCGGCTGCTGATTATGTGGGCACCCTTGCGCCGACATCCGGGGATGACTCTGGAGATGGCTATTCGATAGGCTCCAAATGGGTCCAAACGGTCGGGCCGGTTGTCTATGTCTGCACTGACGCCTCGGTAGGCGCGGCATATTGGAGGCAAGTCTGGCCCATCCCCTCGGCCTACGTGACCAATGCCATGCTCGCCGGGTCAATCTCGGATGCTAACCTAGCAACGTCCTACCTCACGGCTAATGGTAGCCGGGGGCTATCCGCCGCATGGGACGCGGGAAGCTGGCAGATAAGAGCGGAGACTTTCCAAAGCGATGTAGCCACCGGTGCGGCTCCTCTGGTAGTCGCCAGCACCACTTTGGTAGCGAACCTTCACGCCGCGAACTCCGACGCCCTAAATAGTCTTGCAGATACGGCCTTCGTGAAAAAAACGGATAATGGATGGGTTGCCGCGCCCGCACTGACATACGCGGCGGCAGATGCTCCAAGTTACACGGTCACAATCACGGGCGATTATTCCGCCATCATCATGGCCGGAATGCGTGTGATGCTCACCGATTCGACTGTGAAATATTTCATCTGCACTAAATCCACATACAGCGCACCTAATACCACGCTTACGCTCTATGGAGGCACCGACTATACGCTATCTGGCGGTGCCATCAGCGCACCGTTCTATTCGATGATGAAGGCTCCCGCTGGTTTTCCTCTGTCTCCCGCGAAATGGACAGTGACAGTGACTGATACATCCGATAGATCACAAGCGACTCCCACCGGTGGTGTATGGTATAATGTCGGGTCAATGCTGATCTCGGTCCCTATTGGAGCATGGAGATTACAATTTTCGGTATATGCATATAGTGAAGTTGGTGCCGGGCCTTTTTATAACATCGTATTCATATGCCTTTCCACATCCAATAACAGCCAATCCAATTCTGCCCTTTATCGTCTGTCTAATACGTATTCAGCGATCGCAAATATTGCGTTTTTAGCTGGGTTTGCAAACGTCGTGACTACAAGTAAAACGAGTTATTACTTAAATGGAAGTGTCGGCAGCGACAAAGCTCCAGTCACATTACATTTCCATAATGATTACAACGCTATGATATTGGAAGCTATTTGCGCATATTTGTGAGGTTTACATCAGATGTCCGATACTCTCATCCAAATAGGCACCACGAAGCTCTATTCAGGAGCCCTAAATTCTGCCCATGACGCTTCGGCCAATTCCGCGCTGGACGGCCTCACAAACGAAGCTCTGGCGGCGATTGTGTCCCGATGGCTTTCTGGTGAGCCTCTGAGCATCGATCACTACACGGATGGCCGGGCCACTTGTGGCCTCACGATCTACGATTCCGAGGGCGTCTTTGCATTTTTCGAGCGGATGCAAATTCTAATCGAGGATCTGGACAAAAACAAGAGTTT